CCTCCTGTGGTATATTGTGATGAAAAATTAGCAACTTGCTGAGATCCGACTAGATCAGTTCCGTTTTTGTAGGCCCCCCACGTGTATTCTATCGATTGAGGTCCGAAAGTTTGTGGGTTAGGGAATAGGACGTTAATTCCTATATTAACTGTAAATGTTCTCTGTCCGGCTATAGAAGCGGTAAAGTTTGGCCAAATTCCAACAGTTGAACCTGTAGCAAAATCACTGCTTACTGGGCTTTCTCCGTCAAAATAATTGTAAATATTACCGGCTCTAACTGGAGTGCCTGGATCTAGGGTCACTGCATAGTGTGGGCTAGTAGCACCGCTAATGAATGCATTCGGTGACCCAGAAACATATCCTTTAAATGGAGTGGTTAAATCTGTACCTAGGTATTGAAAATACAATCTCGTGTCTGATTCTGATGTAAAGTATAGCTGAGGTGAGTAGTTATATCCGCTATTATAGATTGTTTTTATACCGTCAGTACTTACTTGATTACTATATTTTTTGTTATCAAACTGCTTGATAGTTGCAGTAGTACTAGCTACAAATATATTCTGAACATCAATCCAGTTTCTATTATTCTGGTTTAATTCAAATAAACCTCCCGATACATCAGCAAGATAGGCTAGAGATACATTTACTTTTCCTGGTAAGAAAGAGCTGGTAGCTATTTGTGTAAAATACCCTAGCTTATTATCATAATATTCAATTACGGGATTGTTACCGTAAGAAATATCTCCGGCCGTAAATACGTTATACTCTGCTGCTGATAAATAAGATCCGCTATATCTTGAAATAATAGAAGGACGTGAGTAATAGTTAAAGTCTTGTATAAAAGCATACTGCGAGTAAGGCTGCTGACTTTGGTAGATATTACCTAAGATAACAGTTTCATCAATAGATTGTGTAATTAATCCGTAATTTACAGGTGCAAGTTGACTGCTATTATAGTCTAGATCTAAAAATCTTTGAGACCTAACCGGTGTAAATATGTTTTGAAAAACAGGGCTTATGGAGTAGGTGAGGAACAAAGGACCACTACCTGGTACCGAAGACGTCCACGGATAAATGTAGCTAGAAACTTCTTCCTGTGGAAAATAGTTTGTAGCTGCATCAATGTAGCTTCCGCTAAATTGCCCTGTATATTTTTGAATATCGTTAGATGAGCTTACATATACAGTACCTAGGGATTGTGTAAGGGCTGCCGAAGCGGTACCGTTATATTGAACCGGAATTCCTTCTACGTAAGCTGTACTTCCTATTACTGCTCCTCCATCTGATCCGGTTACTGCTACTAAGTCGTAAATAGCGTCAAAAGAAGATGTAGACCAGGTAGGTTCATGTCTTGGATACTTATTTCTCTCAAGCATGTGAGATTTAATCACGATACCTGTATCTGCACTTGATCTAGCAGGTACCCAGTCTCTCAGCATCTTGAAAAGTGAGTTATTGTAAAACTTAATAACTCTAATAAAGTCCCAAACGTTATATCTAGCTGTGTATTCGGCGTCAAAATATCTGTTTGCTACCTCTACAAGCGGAATGTATGTATTTGTATATTGCAGTGCGGGATCCCCTATTAGCTGCATTATATTAAAGTATCCGGGCTGTGTAGATGAAGTCACGTATCCAGATGAAGTAATGCTAGCATTAATGGAATCTGCGGGAGAAAACCCTACTTGAACGTTTATAGATGTATTCTCTAAATCGTTAGAATAGTATTGAAGGGTAGCATAAGGGTCGAGTAGGCTACTGGAAATTTCTGCAACACTTCCTGTTAAAATTCTAGTATTGGAGATTTCTTGAATACCGGGAACGTCTAGGTAGTTATATCCTCCATACTCGTGTACTTGTAGAATATCGGCCGGTATACCGTACGTAGCTACGAGGGCTTTAATTCCTCTTTCAGTGCCTCTTGTCTTGAGTAGGTAAGGTAGGTTATGGTAAAGACGTTTATAGATTTCATCCTGTATTTGGGTACCTGGTAGGGTTGGGAATGGATTTGCAATAGCCAAGTCGCTTCCTCCGTACACAGTAGTCGTGTCGTAGAGCGAGTTGGGGTCGTCCCAAAATCCTACAAAATCGGCATCAGAATACGGGAAAGTTAAAACGTATCTAAAAATGAGTTCTTCACCTACCGGCGGTAAAAATAACGACGAACTTAAATAAAGATCAGTACTTGCAGTAACGCTTCCTGAGTAAATTATACTTCCTGAAGGGTAAATACTGCTACTTGCATAAACTACTCTCGAGTATTCACTCGAAGTAACAGGAAGGTTAGATCCTGTCTGGTTAATTCCAAGTAGTGAATAATAGAGATTATCTGTAACGCTAGTATTTGTATATAATTTTATTCCAAAACTTTGTAAGGCTTCGGATACTTGATCTAGTGATATACCTGCAAATGGATTATTTTCTGCAGAATATCTATTACTTAAATCTTTTTGATAGATCCAGATGTTATCAAAGTGCTGTCCTATCATGTTAAGGAAAGTCAGATAAGGTGCATTTGCTTCATCATCTAGTATATACTGCGGTGTTGTATAAATTAACCAGTTTTTATTTTGATCATCGTAGTAAGAGGATGACCAAAACATACTCATAGTAGTTTCTGTAGGTACATCACTAGGACTACCGAGCCAGTTATCGGCTTGTGAAGATGTTACAGAATATAAACGGTAAGGGATAGTATTGTTAACTTTCGGCCAAGTTGTTGAACCGGAGTTAAAATACAAGTAGTATTCCCATCCGTCAAAATTAGTAATTATACTATCAATCTGGGCCTGTAAGAGTACTTTAGCTTGTGTGGTATTGGTTTGGGTTAAACCAAACGATGCAGATTCAATCTGCTGAAGCTTATACACAAAGTTATAAAGTCTTTCTGTAGCAGAAGAAAAGTGAATAAAGTTTTCAAAGTTGTTATAATCTGTATTTATCTGAATTCCTTTTTCAGCCATTATTGATCTTAACTGCTGAAAAGAAGAAGTAACAGTTGTAGCAAAAAGGTTTGCGTAATTGTAGTAAGGTGTAGTTTGATTTATCCTATCGGTAACAGAAACTTTAAAGTTTGGTCCTTTGATTCCGATAACATCTGATACTCCTTCAGGAGTTACGTTGATAGATACGTTAAATTCTGCAGGATTGGCTACTGGAGTTACAACCCAGAAGGTCGATTTTGTATCAAACTGAACCGGTAGCGGTTCGTATAGTTTGAAAATAATATAACCTACTCCGTTTTCTTCTACGTAAACAGCATTAACGCCTATTAGCTGAATATCACTTCCGAAGTTTAAGTAAAAAGTTGGATAGTAGGCATCAGAAGAAAGTACCGTATTAAAGTTAACAAACGCGTCTGAGAGCTGGGTGTTTGATAGGTCTTGTCTAGCTACTTTTATCTCTGTTCTAGAGGTAGAAATTTCTCTAATCCAGAAATTCTGTACCGGGTTTGGACCAGAGAGTAGCTGCTTTGTAAAAAAATTATACTTTAAATTTACAATACCTCTATTAAATCCTGACTGACGAGCGTCGGTTTCTGGATCAAGATAAAGTTGTGTAGTAGTTCCTGTGTTAGGATCTAGAATATCTCCAATGTTATATTGAGTTGCATTATAGTTAACACTTAAGACAGTCCCGTCTAAGTCTTTTATAAAATACTCAATATAATCATTAACTCCGCCAAAATTTGCTGTAATTAAAGCTGTATTAATTAGAGCAACATCTTGGGGAGAATAATTTTGATATTGTCCGTCAGATCCTATGTACCGTACGTCTACTGTTTCCATTATACTACGTTAGTCAAGCTTAAGTAATTTGCATTAGCTTCAAGAAGCTGTTGACGAAGGGAGTTTATCTCTTCAATATAAGCTTTTTCATTATCAGTTAAAACTCCTCCACCTAAGTATTCTGTACTTCTGGCAACAAGATATTCATGTGAATTTAATTCTCCAGTTGCAGGAATATCAAAAAACAATTCGTTATATAAATCAAAAAATTGATCTACAGTAATCTGTTGTGCTAAAGCTGCTGAAGCAGTAACAGGAGTATATAGTTCATTAAAAGAGGTATCTACTACCCGTGTAAAGGTGTTACGTCCGTATACTTCTTTTACCAGTCTAACTTCTTGTGCCATTATTCTACTACTTTAAAAATTAAATTTTCGTTAGTGTATATGACTTCTTCTCCGGAAGAAAGAACAGTTTTAATTAATAACTTATAAAATCTGTTTACTTCCAGTCCACTTGTATAAAGAGTGAAGTAGTTACTTGTAGTATCTGCGCTCAATCTCGTATAAGTTGTATCAAAGTCTACAATCATTTCTTCAGTCTTATAATCTTGTAAAGCCCAGTAGCTGGTTGGCGGAAGGTATAGTTGATTTAGGTATACGGAAGATGTTGTAAACTGACGTGGAGGGTAGGTATCTCTAACTGCTGTTCTCACCTTGTATACTTGATTTTGCTTAAATTGTCCCGGGTTATTTGCAAGTACTATAGTAATCTGATCATTAGTAGCAACACTCCAGGATCCTGTAGGTCCGTAAACAGTATCGTCCCATTTAAACTCGATATTTGGAGGATAGATAGTATGTGTATCTACTGAGAAGAATTTAAGATCTACGTAAGATGCGGTATTGAATTCGATTGCATCTGGATGTTTTACTACTACTCCGTAATTAGGGTATCCAGCTGGATCTACTGCAGCAAGGTCGTCTCCTGTTTCGGTTTCTAGTATATTACTACTCTCTGTTGTTATTAAATCAGTTAAAGTAGAATATACAAAAGGAGATGGGTAAGAAAACCAGGTACTAACCACGTCGGTAACATCCATATTAATGTCTTTATTAGACATATAATCAAAAAACTGACTTCCTGAAACGGCGGTAATATAAGTACTGCCTGTAACTGCCCACGGTGTAGAATTATAAGCAGGGCCTGTATAGTCCCAGCTTACTCCGTTTCTGGATTCAGGTACTTGAGCGTATTGACCTGTTCCCATTACCCAAGATTGAGATATCGGATAAGTCTCTAGTGAATAGGTTGTGTTAAGGTTTTGTGCCGAAGCAAGGTATAATCTTAAATTTGCTTGCCAAGATCCGCTTACCGCCGAAAGAGCAAATGCTTTTATTTTCGCAATATCAGCTGGCGAAAATTGTAACAAAGCTCTTCTAACATCTAATTGCGCAAAGAATTCATCTGTAGTAGTGTAATTTCCTGCAGCAGCTAAATCGTAGTTATAATACGGATTTTCAGTTAAAGGATTTCTGTATAAAAATCTAGTACCGTCTTGGGAATTTTTGGCAGACACTTCTAGAATAGGATCCCGGCCCGTATTCTTTAACGGGTAACGCGAGTAAATTGTAGCGTCTGCGGATGTAAATATTTGATATACTGCCATGTTATTAGAATGTTACTACACGTCCTTGAATGTCTATATCTGGGTATTTAACTTCAAAGATACTTGGATCAAGTGAAGGATAAATAACTCCGTTTAAGGTTGCTCCTGATATGTCGTAACTGTATTGTGAATAACCGCTGCTAGTTCCTGCAATATTATTAATAGCAACTTTTTGTACAGTCTGTACCCCGGCTACCTGATCGAGAAGAGTATAAATTTCAGAGAGAATGATCGGTTGATTTATTTGCCAATTCTCTCGCGCAAAATATGCTCTTGCTAAAGTTAAGCAGTTAGCAATTACGTCTCTTGATGTATAATTAGGTCTTACAATAATATCGAAATTAACTTGAATGTTTATAATATAAGCAGGCTTGAGAATAATAGTATCTGTAAGCATTCTATACTGCTCAAGATAGGTCTGTATATTCTTAAGCAGGGCAGGACCGGGGGCTGTGAAAGCACCGGCAGCGTCGTACCCTAAAATATAAAGTGAAGTAGCGAGTGGATCTCTTTCACCTGGTTGGCCTGCTAAATACTGGGCAAATGTAGCGGTATCCTTTGTAACATAAGCTTTAGCTACCTGGCCAAACTTAGATGGCATACCGAGAACGGTTCCTAAATAATCTTGCTGTGTTACTGCGCGCATTTGTGACGGGAACTGAGCTAAGGTGTTTAACCTTAAGCTTTCTGGTGTATCACCATCTCCTCCGCCTACCGCTCTTATACTATTATTAGTAGCAAAGGTTCCTCTAATTGTGTTTGCTACTGTAGGGTTAACTGTATTTGCAAAAGAAGAAGAAACATCTACAATATTAGTTAATTCGTTTACGCCTACATTTGCACTTGCTCCACCTCCTACAAGGTATTGAACAGTTAAGGTTGTATTGTAAGGAGCAACTCCGTAAGAGTTATTTGTTACAAAGTTAGTAGGATCGTAGGCTGTGGTAAGCATGTCAATGCCGTTCACAGTTCCGATACCTACATTAAAAGGATTAGGTATAGAACCAGATACGGCTTGAATACCGGCTCCAAACTCTAACTGTAGAGTAGTTTCAGTTTTAAACCTAGAGACGAAGCGTCTTGGAACGTCAGTTCTTTCTAAGATATAGGGTACTTGGTTAGCTTCTTGGTAAAGCTCTGGATAGTTAAGCGCAGTATTAGCAACAGATTTCAAAATGTAATCTTGAGCAAGATAAGGTACTTCGTACCACTTATTTCCGTTATCGTCTATTACATTTAAAATTTCTATAATGTTAGCCTCTTCAATTGTTCTAATTGGAAATCTTTCGGCTGCTCCAAAACTTAAAGTGGTAGTCTTAACTTGTCCTGATAGGGCTTGAGTTTGTTTTTTAAGGAGATAGGTATTAGGATTTCCACCTACTGTTGTATATACGGAAATATCTGTTGGATCAACAGAAGATGAAAGAGCAAAATTAACTTTATTTGGACAGTAAAAATAATTTGAAGTGTTTATATTAGATCTAACTTGTAATCCTTCGTCAATAGTTAGGGTATAATTAAAATCGGGTGCGTAATTAGATCCAGAAGCAGGTATTTGCTGATATACGTCAAGGGTTACAAAAGCAGCAGAAGTGACTTTTGGTCTATAGCCTAGCATATAGGCAAGGGCATATAAATTATTAGTCTGCTTAGCGTACTCTAAAAAAGTTTCTTGAGTTTGGTTATCAAGGTAAAAAGACAAAACATCCCCCACATAAGATGCCATGTCGATAAACATAGTACCAGGTGAAGAGGTTGAAAAGTCGTTATAGGTATTAGGATAATATGCTTTAGCATACTCGAGTAACGCTTCCTTGAAAGTGTTAAAGTCTTTGTTTAAATATCGTATATCCTTATTAGCCATTGATATCAATAATTATATTGTCAGATTCCCCTGTGTTGTTAATAGTATACGAAAACTGTATTACTAACAAGTTCTTATCCGGATCTGCATTAAAAGTTAGATTAGTAATTACAACGTTAGGGAAGTAACGTTCAATTCCTGTCCTGATTAAATTATCTAATCCGTCAACAGTATCTTGAGTTAGTTGTTCAAATAGTTTAGATCTAATGTCGGCTCCAAAAGTAGGATTAAAAATTCTTTCTCTCTTATTTGTGAGTAAAAAATTTATAATATTGTATTTTAGTTGCTCCTTAGTAGTATAGACGGTTCTAAACACTCCCGGTGCGTTAAAAGGTAATGCAACTCCTACACCTGTGGAAGGGCGGAGATCGAGGACGTTTATATTTCTAAGATTATATGCCATTATACTTCTCCGTTAGCTTGCATTTTAGCCATTATAGCTGTAAAATCCGGAACTGCATTGATTTCTATAGCATCTAAATTTGAACTTTTTCTTGCCGAAGCAAACATATCTTCCATAGAATCTACCACTGCAACGTCGGCTGAAGTAGCGGAAATTCCACCTATTCCTTCAAAATCTTTTGGTGTCATAGACATAGCAGTCTCTGCAAGAAGGCTATTTAAGGGATTGTTTCCAGCAAGCATAGGAGGTACTAGTTTAGGGGCTTGCTGATTTAGAGTTCCAGGAACAGTAGATTTTGGTTTAACTACTTCATTTATAGGACGTTGTGAACGATTCGCTATAACAGCTTCTTTCAGAATTCCTGCTAATTCTTCTTGGAAGACGGCTCTAACTTCTTCCCGAATTATCTTTCTAAGTGCATCTAGTTTTGCCATATGTAATAAATATATTTAACTGAATAATTTATGATTAGCCTCCGCGTTGTAGTTGCTGTATTCTTAAATTTGCTTGTTTTATTTTGTTATTTCTATCTTTTACGATAATATATCCCGCTGGCCCTTGTGTCAATGCTACAGCTATTTGTTTTTTCCATTCGTTAATTTGCTCTTTTAAATTCTGTATTTCGAGTTGATTTGCTTGCTGTGATTGGCTATTTGCTGTTTGCGTAAATCTTCCGGTAGTATCAGATGCCCGTATTTGAGAGCTTACCTCTCTCAGGTTTGCTGCTAAAGATCTCCTAGTTCTCTGTCTTAGTTTTTTACCGCCTTTAAGATTGTTTATAAATGCATTTAATCCTAATCCTTGATTTTCGTCTGTGTTATCTGGAGAGTCTAAAGGTATCGGTGTTATGTTAAGATCGTTCTGTAGTACGTCGTTATTGTCTAAAAAAGTAAGAGAATCACTAATAACCGATAAAGCATCAGCATCTATAGCCCCAATTTCAGGGCGTACCAATCTTAGGGATACTAGTTTTTGTTTTACTTCACCAATAATTACTTGAGGATTTGTTGCAAAAGTAAGATCGGATTGAGTAACTATCGCACCGTTTTGATCAAGGGCAATGCCTCTTCTCCTTCTATTTGTTACAGAAAGATCTGTTACTTCTTCATCAATGATTCTAATTTCGTAAGCTCCGAAAAGAGCAGTATCCGGGTCGGTTTTAGAATCGTAATCAATAATATAAGTTGCAAGCTGCTCTAGGAGTGTATTCAGGTCTCTACGGGTTTGTTTTAATTGATCTAAAACATCTGAGTCTTTCATTGCTTGGCATCCCTCTAATGTAAGTAAGAGAAGATCTAACCTACGTAAAAGTTCGCTAGCATTAACAACTAAATAACGAACGAAACTAGTTGCAACTGCTAATAAAGCATTAATAGACTTTAAAACTCTTACCGCTCCGTCGGATTCATTTTTAGCAGTATCTTTTGCATCTCTAAATGCCTGTTGAATACCCACTGTCGTAAAAAGACTAGGTAAAGGTAGGGTTATAAAGAATTTAATTATGAACTTAAATACTTTTATGAATAAGATAGCTAATTTAATTATAAACTGACCTGTCTGTATTACGGTTTGAATTTGATTTGCTATTCTAATAAAAGACCTAATAGCGTTATTTATCTCTTTTAGAGTAGGTATGAGCTTTGTTAGATCTATAAACTCACTTAATTTCTGTACCTCACTTCTAACGTCAACGCCTAGAAAATTACCTGCTAAAGCAACAGCATTCTTAAAATTTAAATTCTGTATAGTTACACAGGTTGTTCTAAGTTGACCGATTTTATTTTGTAATAGTAAAAGTTCGGGGGTAGATATTTGCCTATAATCAGCATACTTATTTACATTACCTAAAATATCGTTTACAATATTTAGATTGGATCCTAATCCTGGAACTTCTCTAAGTAGAGTAGCGTCTTGAGATGTGAATAAAGATCCGGTGGTGTTAGTGTTAAAGCTAAAAACTTCTCCGATACCTTTCAGTAGATAATACATGTTATACTTCTGAACACTTGTACCTCCTTGTGTAGGTGCATTAGATTGTGATACTGCTTGCTGTGGAGGTACGGCGTTAGGTCCGACACCTATATAAGAACCTATAAAAACGTTAGGATAGGCTGTATACTTATCAATATAGGTTACTACTACGGCTGCTTGATCTTGTAAAGTGTATAAAGCTGTCTGAGCGTTTGACCACTGGGCCCTGTCAGGACGTGGTTGTTTTTTTGCATTTATATTATCGAATGCATAAGTAAGTACGTTACATAAATCTACAGAATTGATTACATCTAATGCATTAAATAATCCGGACTCTACAAGCCTTTGTCCTGGTTTTGTTCTTTCTGGTTTTGTCGGTACTTGTTTATACTGCAAGCTTTTTTGAGGAGTATTGGTCGAAGTCGGGGTAGAAGATACTCTTGATGCAAGGCTTCCTGCAGCAGCTGTAGGTGTTGCAGATATTCTTCCGGCTAATCCGCTAGCGGCGGGGCTTGTACTGGTAGCAAGTTGATTGGCGGTTGCGACTTGAGTTCTTTCAATCGGTACTTCAGCTGTTGTATAGCTTTTAGGCTCTCTTGTAGGTTTATTTTTATATTCGGCTGAAGATTTTTTATCTTTAGGAGGGTTAGGGTTCCCCCATAAAATTTTATCTACATTAACCTGTAAGGTACCAAGTCCTTTAGAAGAAATTGTAACAATCTTCTCAATACTTCTTGCTAATTTACTTGTAGCCATTACCTTGTAAAAGTATTTTTAGATAAACAAGAAGTACTTAGCTGTGCTTTTACTCTTGCTGCTATACCTTCTAGTACTTTACTTTCTTTAACGATACCAGGTATCGCGGTTTCAAGCTGTTCGGCTGTCATATTTGAAAGGGCAGTACTCAGGCTTACAATAGCATCCAGTAAAAAACCTAGTTGAATAGTTGTACTAGTTCCTAGTAAAACAGGTTCTCCTACTCTTGCAGCTTGTAACCCTAATTCTATTTGCGGGGAAGCTATGGTAGTTTTTTCATTTGCATCTACGGTAAAAGTTGCAGGTGATGAAATAGCTACGCCTTTTTTTCCAAATAAAAAGATAAAATCATCGTAGGAGTGATGAGTCACTCTCCCGGAGGATATAATTACTTGATTACCTAAATATGGAAATTGCGGTTGATACATGTTATCCTTTAGTTAGTTTACTTATAGGCGGTATATCTAGAGTGCCTTGTAGGTTTCTACTTTTAAGCTGAGTTACTGCGTCTTGATAAGCATTATCTAAATTTTGCTCTGTAGCGCTAACTGAAGCTAAAATGGTTCCTGCTTGATTTACTGCTCTTAAAGATACTACGTAGGTTCCAAAAAGATTTTGGTAGTCGCCTACTACGTTAATTCTATTCTGTGTCTCTGTAGGTGAGGACGTAGTAGGGGTTGTTGTAGCTCTCTGTACGGGATTAGTAGCATTAGTAGTTTCTTCGCTTATTCCTGTTATAATTCGGTCTTGTTCAAGGGCTGAAATATTATCAGTACTTGTTAATTGCTGTTGGATTGGTATAGAAACAGTTATTGTTCTTTGTAGAGAAATATCAAGGCTTGCTAAGCTAAAGTTATTGTTTATATCGTCTATGACAATTTCTTGACCTTCGGTTAAGTAAATTGACGAAGGATCTCTGTTTATATTTTCAACTGTAGGAATCCAGGCTACATCCTCTGCTTGTCTTCCTTGTCCATTTCTAATAATCGTAATAGGATTCCCAGGTACTCCAGACTTGGACCATGTATTTTCTTCTTTACCTTCAGCCGAGGTAGATCCGAAACGTATCGAATTTCCCCACCTACCTTCTACAATAATATCTCCGGGAAAAGCTCTTAAAGTTTTTATATTACCTCTTTCGGGAAAATTTGGACCAAGGGGAAAGTTTACAGAAGAAGTTACAGAAACGTTATTAGCTTGATTTGTTAATTGACTGTCGTCGTAGCTTCTTCTAGTAGATGTTGTAAACTGGCTGTAATCGCCTAGGTCTGGAAATGCATTATGATGATTTCCGTTCCAAAGATTAATAGGCATGGTGTAATAGTACTCCGGGGCTTCTATATTTTCATTCATACCCGTACTAGGGCCTTGGTAGATTTCTACAAGTTCTCCCGGGATCGGGTATTGTCTAAATGAAAAGTTTAGGGGCTTAGCGGGAGGATTACCAAAACTATTAGAGGTTCTATTATCGGTACCGTCAAGTTTTTGATAGATTATAGTACCTAGGCTTGTAGGATCTTTGTAATAGCGATCTGGTATATTAGTACCTAATATGTTTGGTCCTAGTACAACGTGTATAACTCTGGCTAAAGTTCCTTTGAGAACAGAAATAGCCGGAGTAGTTTGGTCTCCGGCTCGAGTAATCTGATTTGCAAAAGAAGGATTAAATTGAGCCATATTATATCTTCTCTGGAAGTTGTTTTACTTCTTCTTCTTTCAGTGGAGTAGTGGTTTTCTGAATATCGGTAAATAGCATCTCAAGGTCCTTATCACTAAATATTCCATCGGCACCGGCCTCGGTCTGATTTGCTTTCTGAAGAATCTGGGCTAGTTTAACCAGGGCTTCATCGTTCTTAATATCAGAATCCAGGTAACCCTTGATAAGAGGTACGATAACTACAGCATCTCCGGGTTCGCTAACCATGTCTACAAGCTGGTCGGTGAGGGCTTTAATTTGAGATTGCTTAGCCTTATGATTCTTTACGATGTCTTTTACGAGGTCAGAATATTTCTTGCCGTCGTATAAATCAAAATCTAAACTCATGAGAATCTTTTAAATAAATATCTAGCGCGAAAAAATGTCGATCTTTGTTCCTTCTTCTAGATACTTATTTAACATCTCTTTGTAGATTTCTTTTAGCACCTTAATTACCTTGGTAATGACAGGGGTAGGTGCGTCCGTAATCTCCTTAATATAGATGAAAAGAGCTTTCTTATTAAAAATATCTATATTCTCTCTACGTTTAAAAAGCTCTAGAATTGCATCACCAACCCGTGCTTCCTGCGGTTTTGGAAATAGTTCTAGAAGTTCGTCATCTATTCTTTGAATAAATAATTCAATAAAACTAGTAGCTTCTAGGTCATCAGGCCGGGAAAGAAGGAGTTCGTTTGTGATAGTCTTATCGTTCTCTACGTCGTCTACAGGTGCTTTTCCCTTTAATCTCTTGTAGTTATTGTTGTTGTATACAATAAGATACCTTTTTGCAATAGTACCGAAATATGAATAGGCTTTACCTTTAGACTGGTCGTAGAGGTGTAGTTTTTCTAGAAGAAAGGCAATTACTTCGTGTTTCAATTCATCGATATTATCTACTTCTGTATAGTAGAATTTAAAGGTATGAATGATATTTTCGGCAAGCTTATAAAAAGCATAATAGATCTTTTCGTTAAAGATCTGATCTCTTTTAGCTTGTGAAGTCTCTTTTCTATAGTCTAGAATAGCCTGTTGCGTGTCTAGGGTAAAATAGTCGATAGATTTTTTAGGCCTTCTTTTTCGTATCTTTCCATCTTTTGTAAGCGTAACCTCTGCTTCTTCAGGCTTGAAAATATCCTCTACCATTACTTTCTATTAAATTGATTTAATCCTTCTTGGATTGCTCTTAAATTATAAAAAACTTGTTGTAATTCTTTATCGCTTTCAAGCCATATTTTATCGTCTAAATTCTTTACTGCTTTTTCAGACTCCCCAATCAGGTTCTGAAGTCCAGCAATAAAATTAGCTTGGCTAATCACAGTGTTCTCTAGTCTTACGTTTTTTTGGTAGAGATTGAAGATAACCCAACCTACTACAGTAGCCGCCCAGAGGGCGACCATGATCCATCCAAATACCATATTATAATCCTTTTAGTGCGTTCATTAATCCGGGATTCTTACTACCGATGTTAGATAGTTTTTTTGCCTCGGCTTGTTGTTTAAATTGGGTAGCAGTAGCAGGTTTAACTTCTTTTGGCTTAGATATACCTACTTTACCACTCCATTCTTTCTCCCATTCTACTCTTGCAGCCAAGATGTCGGCCTGGTGTAAAATGTAAGGAAGTGATGTACGTAATTTTGATTCGTTTTGACTTGAAAATAAGTATGCTTTATTTCCATCATCATAAGGTCCGTCATGGGTCTTAATGGCTACAAATTCATTAAATGACATTTCAATTCCGACTGATTGTAAAATAAATAGCGAAGCATCTTGAATTGGAATGAAAGGTAATTCAGCATTAGGTTTATAAATCGCGCCTTGATTCTTTACGTGCCATTCTGAATCGTTAGGAAGATATGCAGGCTTACCGTCTCTTCCTAGCTTCCCTAGGTCGTGGTTAATGGCTGAAAATACTAACTCTTCTTTTGTAAAAGTTTCCATATCTGCACCGAAATTACCCCATACATCGTAAAGGGCGATAGCGGCTTCTACTACTCGAATTACGTGATCAACGTAACCGCCTGGGAAAGCATTATGGAAAGCAGAACGAGAAGAAGCAGGTGCTAAGGCGAGATTTTCTTCTTGGGCTTGATAGAAAGCAAGAAGTTTAGTAGCTCTAGGTTCGGAAATATGATCGGTAATCAGTTCATAAAATTTTCCTAGATTACTCTGAATCTGTTCGGGTGTTAACATAACATTAGTTTTATACCCTTAATATAAGAACCTACTTCCTGAAAAGCAACTTTAAATTTCTTCTTGCTCGGCATTAACAAGAGTTTGAATTTCTTCAATCTTGTCTTTCATAGACTGGACAACTTCTTGAAATTGTTCACGGGTAAGGTTCTGGGAGAGTAGAGAGTTAAGACGGTTTACAGTGTTTGTTAGATTTTCTAACTTTGTCGTAACTAGAGCTTTGTAACGCATAATTTAATTTGTAAGATTTATAATATTATCAACTAGCGAGTCTGTTGTTAGGTGACCTATTTTAATAGCATTTTTAACAGTAGTTTTTCCTACCTCTTCAGTACTTGAGGCTTTAAAAAGATAAGTAACCGGTGTAGAATCGGTAGAAGTAACTATGACTATAGGATAATTTCGAATTCCAGTAAAATTTTCTACTTGATCGGCTAAATCGCTATGTTCGTCAGCATCGAAAGATTCGTACTTAATTCCTACATTATCTAACCTATCCATCAATTCTTTACAGTGACGGCACCCACTAAGCCGCAAAACCCTTACTTTTTTCATCTTTATTTTTTTCTTATTTTTCTTTTTCTTTTTTCTTCGAAAAAGAGAAATATTATTTATTTCTATTAAAAGAAGTTACGAAATTTTTTTCACATTTCCAACTTTCTATTCACCTCTTTCTGCCGGATCGGAAGGTTTAGTTATCATTGCATATCCGACAGTCTCGTCTATATCGTCTGGCTCGTAGCCGCTATCATATCCGTCGTCGTCCATAATACCCTGAAAATCCGGACTGTCAGCAGCTTCGTCTTCGAGTCTTCTATTAAGCTTTGGATCTTTATTTAATAAATCCTGGATTTGTTTAATATAGGTAGGATCGTTAACATCTCTATATTCATCTCCGTTTTCAACACCTAGCTTAGTAATTTTAGCAACTGCACTATCAATGTAGATTCCGCCAGGATTCACCAACATATGATCAACATACTCTTCATCTTCTCTATGGTAATCTACATCTACTTCAGCGTCAACGATATGATCTTTTCCGAGAATATTCACCTCCCAGTCTTTTATCTCAACCGCAGTAGTTTTCTCGCCAGCTTCCGCTACTACATCCATGCTTGCATTATCAACCCAATCACCATTCTCATCGTCCTGCTTTTGCATTTCGATATCAGCTTCCGCTTGACCTAGACCTAGAGCGGCAGGGTTCATTTCTTTTAAATCTCCCCTGTTTATATAATCATCAGCAAATGCTTTTTCAGAATCTAAAGCTTCATTCAAAGAAGTTTTAGTGTAAATACCCGCCTTATTTTCAATCAACCACTGTTTTAAATTAAATTGATCCATATATTTTACATTAAATAAGTTCTTACAAAATCTTCAATATCGGATTGTGCAAACCCGGCTTGCCTTAATCTAGATGCCACTTTTTTAACATCTTCGAGAGTTTGGAATTCCCTTCCGATTAAAGCTTGAAATATCCTTTCCTGTTCGTTTTCAAAAATACCGCCTGCTTCCGGAACATTCCACGGATATCCATTATTATAGCGCTGGGATGAATTTTTATTCTCAGGATGATCAGAAGTATCGAGAGGTCCTTTTCCTTCAATAGTTCCAGGTTTACTTCCTACGACGTTGTACCTATTAGGGTGAATATCAATTTGATCCTTAGATCCGCGATATAGAAAGTTCTTCATCCTAGATTTTTCGCTAGGTTGAACATCAAGTTCTTTTATTAAATCAGACAGTTTTATCACAATAATAAATAGGAACGCCCTCAAAAAGAGGGCGCTCGCTATTTCAGAATGAAAGATTTATTAGAATCTAACCTTAACACTAAAGTTAAAGTTTCTACCAAATCCTGGGAAGCCATAAGCCATTCCAGCTGATCCATTATCTTGAGCATCAGCCCAGAACAATTCATTAGTTATGTTAAAGC